GTTTACCTGCACACCACAGAACACGATTTGACAATGTGGCAGAATTGTGGTAAGGGAGGTTATCTTCTCACCATTACCTACCCTTTCTTTTCTCTCTTTAGGGTAGGTTTATCTACACATACAACCAACTAATACACTACCATCACTCATGATGTGCAAGTTCAATGTATCTACATAGCCAGATAATTTTAATCTAAGTATGTCACAAAGATCAAAACAATCAATCTTTTCTGTCAACACTATTCCCTCTAACACTTTCTTTGTTATAGGGATGAGTTGATATAGGCCGTCGTTTAATATAATCAAGTCCATGTACTATTTCATACCAAAGTTTTTTATACTTTGGGTCCTTTGTTTTATTCCAATTATTTGCTAACTCGTCTAACTTTTCTTGTATCGTCATGTACTTTTGTTCCATGATTTATAACATTTCTTAACCCTGATGCTTTTAAATTCATATCTACACCATAAGGTTTCCATGCTTTCTTCATTAGATTTAACTCTAGCAATAAATGAGACCATTGTCCTTGGGCTGCACCTTTTACTTTTATTGTTATTATTTTTTCTTTCATGACTATAGGATAATCATTTAAGATTATTTGTCAACTATTGTTTTCTCCCTTGTCGGTTGTAGGGCTTATACGATCTTTTCTTGTGTTTATTAAGGCTTTTTGTGTGTCTTCTCGGACGTTTACGAGGTTTTGGACGTGGTACGAAGTGAATAAATTTACGCTTCGCCATCGAAATATTTCTCTACATCTGACATCAAAGATTTAGATGTAAGATGTGGTATATAACTTATCTTACCATTTACTTTTTGTTCTAAATCAGAGCCACATGTTAGGCATCTAAAAAATTGTTTAGTGATTCCAACTAGTGGTGTGTATTCATCACACGTTGGACAGATACCATTAACTATCTCTGCTGTTATTTTGAAATTTTTTCCTGTCATAAATCTTTTTAGATCGTACCACACGTTGATGGTAACGTCTATCTTTTAATTCTTTTGCGACCTTATTTGAGGTGGAGTTTTTTGATTGACTTTTCACCTAGATATATTTCTGTTTCTGCCTCACTACGTATACACTTGTAAGACACGTTAGGATTGAACTCTCTTTCCGCTACACGACGGGCGCGAAGGCACGCAGCCATACTTTCTTGAATACGATGCTCCTTAATCTCTCCGTCCCAAAACATAAGTAAAGCTACAACAACCTCTATCATTTACCACCACCATTTTTGTAGCCAAGATCTCTGTTGGCATCTTTTAATTTTTCAATATCAACTAAAACTTTGTCCATTTGTTTTGTTAAAAATTCTATATTTACTTTGTTTAACGCCATAGATTCTATATGTTTGTTTAAACGATCCGTGGTTTTGTACAAATCCTCCAACATCATGTATTGCTCGCTATCTGCGGGCAGTGATCCCATTTGTCCACGTGGCCATTTTATTCTAAATTCTGTATTTGCTTCTACATCTGCATTCATCAATTCTAGTTTAGTCTTTGCTTGATTCAATGATTCGTGCAGTCCAAAATAAGCCCAGGTGCCGATTGCAACGAGCGCAATCAAACTGGCAACCGTTTTCATAGGCATTTGCACGGCAGCCTCTTCAGATATATTTAAAGGTTTTTTACTCATGTTTTGGTTTTGGTAGCGGGATTATATAATCTTTTGGATCAACTTGCAACGGCTGCTGTGGCCGTACAAAAACCGCCAGTAAACATAACAAAATTATAAGTATTGCTGTGAACCTGTAGTCCATAACAACCCCCAATCATTAGTCTTTAGTCCAAAACCAACTTTTGATTTTATCCCAAATTCTACAACAAATTTTTTTACATTTATCAATCATTTTTCTTTTCCTCTATTTCATAGAAGAACTTGTCGGTATCTTCTGTCCGCCATGCTCTACTATCTTCTACGTTCCACTCAGAAGTCTGCACTTTCCAGTCAGGTGTGTTGTCCTTGACCGTAAAAGATGGTATATCCCATATACATCTGTTGTTAGGTTGTGCTGCAAAATTGCCGTCATCTAAAGCAATAATGTGAGCGCACTTGTGTTCGTGCGGAATTTCTGAATGATCAGTGTCGAGTATGTTAGCCTCTGGATGCGCAAAGTCAATAGTAAATAAATATTTTCCTGGATGCCATTTTTTATCTTTACCAATATACTTACCGGCTTGTGATTCTAGAATGTCCCAAGAAGTAACAGCAGGATAGTAAGAAAAACAATTCCAGAGCTGAAGTTCATCAAGTCTTCGTACGGGTACATCTTCGGGTTTAAATCCTCTTTGAATAAACGCTGTAATAGGTAGTCTATAGAAGATCGCACCATTTTCCATAATAGCATGGAATAAAATGCTACGACCTGTAAGAGCACTAATACCAAAGACAATGCAGTCTTCAACTTCTCCGTGATGTTTTTTGAGATCATATAAATACTCTCTTCTTATTTGTGCATAAGTTGGTGGTATGTTTGCATTTAAATAAGCCATATATCATTTAATGTTACCCCAGTTTTCGCCTGACTCGTAGTCTACTTTGTTTGGCACTTCAAGAGCAACAGCCCCTTCCATAATTTGTTTTATCTTATCAGCATGGTCTGCAGATTCAATAGATATATCAAGTTCATCATGCACTTGTATATGCGGTGTGATGCCTTCTTTGTGTAGATCTACCATGGCTTTTTTTGTCATGTCTGCTGCAGATCCTTGTATTAATCTGTTCAAAGCTTTGTACGTAAATGCTCTTCTGATCCCTGGTCCGTGTTCCATGAGTGCATCTTCGTGTGGCAATGCCTTATGTATACCAAACTGATTTGGTTCCCATAAATCAAATCTACATCTACGACCTAACAAAGTTCTAACACGACCCTTGCTTTGTGCTCTACGCATTACACTTTCCATTAACATTTTTACAAATGGCACTTTATCGTGATACGTTCTAAATAAATCTTCAGCATTTTCTTTTGACACACCTAACTCTGCTTGTAATTTATTTTTACCCATACCATAAAACAAACCTAGATTAATTGTTTTGGCCTGGCTTCTTGGTATGTTAGCCATATCAGATACGATTTGGTGAAAGTCTGCCTCACCTTCATTGTATGCATCTAATACTTCATCTACACCATACAAATTATCTAAAGCTGCATAGTGTGTAACTAAACGTGGTTCTTGTTGTGAGTAGTCAAAGCAACCCCATTGACAATTATCTTCTGGTATAAATAAACTTCTGATTCTTGGTCCGAGTTCCTTGTTTCGTGCTGGTATTTGCTGTAAGTTTGGGTTGTTATAACTGAATCTACCAGTCACGGTCCCACCACTATCAGATCTTATTTGATTAATCTCTGCATGTATTCGTCCTTTATGTTGATGCTTTAGTATGGTATCAATAAAAGTAGTATGAGATTTATTTATTTCTCTAGCACGAGCTATCAATTTTACCATTGGGTGATGATGGTTTTGCAGAAAGTTTTTTGTAAATGATGGAGAATTTGTTTTTGCGGTTAAGTCATATGGTAGGTTTAGTTTTTGAAAAACTTTCTCTATTGAACGTGCAGCCCATATTTGAACATCTATTGATGTTTCTTTTTTTACTTTGTGTAGGCATTCTTTTTCTTCTGTTAATAGTTGTTGCTTCAATTGATATGCTGCTTCAGTATCTACACGCACACCTAAAAAACGCATGTCGACAAGGCAAGGAAATAATTGTGTCTCTAAGTCAAAGATAGATGCAAGTTCTTGTGTAACAATTTCTTTTTTCATCTCTTGCCATAGTTTGAGAGTCAGATCTGCATCTTGTTCTGCGTATTCACCTACATACATTGCAGGTAGTTTATACATTTCTGACTTAGCATCTACACCCCAAAGATCTGCTGTTTCTTTCAATACAGACTCGTTTTTACCTATTCCTAGATAATCACGACCCATAGAGCCTAAATCGTAACGAAAGCGATTCTCGTCCACGAGAGAGCCAGCAATCATGGTATCTACGATGGTACCCTGTATTTCATACCTTTCAGCTCTTAAAAAGCATACATCGTACATAGCGTTGTGAAATATCTTAGTTGCAGGTGTTTTTAGTACACTTTGAAACCATCTCGTGACCATTCCATGGTCCATGTTACCACCACCTTCGTGACGTATAGGATAATAACCTTTCCAATCCTGCACAGCAACAGCTATACCTACAATGTGTCCTTTACTTGTTACAGAGCCAGAGCCCATAGTTTTTAGTTCCGGGTCTTTTGTTTCCAGGTCAATTGCAATCTCATCATACTTTGATAGATCGGGAAAAGACTCTGGTGGTATCCATTCTGTTTGTGGTTTGAATATTGGCTTCATGAATAATCTCTCTCTAAAATCATTTCTAAATAGTGAATTGCTTTCCTAATATCTTCTTCCTTCCCTTTTACAGAGTGTCTGCAAATGTACTTTATAGCATTCCCCTCAGCAAACAAGAGTTTATTTTCATTAATAAAATGTGCTGGCTGAATTTTCATCGAACGATAATGTTTTCCGCCTACCTGTTCTTGTAATGATTTATATGTTGATTCTTTAAATATGTCTTTAGATGTCATATGCTTTTTTCCTTTGTGGTTCAATTATGTATAAATTGTTTTTTGTCCTTGTGCATGCAACATAAAACAATCTGTGTGTATCATCTGGATTCTTTTGATATTCATCATACGCTGCTCCAGATAATTCAGTGTTAATTACTACATTCTCTCTTTCATTTCCTTTCACCCCGTGTATTGTAGATATGCTTATTCTTGGCATTTCATACAAATTTTCTCCTGTCTTCATTAATGTTGATATTTTATTGATGTCTTCATCCCCTAATTCATCTAAAGCCACTTTCCAATTTGCCTCTGTTTTTAAACCATATTTATTTTTTAACGTATCTACATCATAAAACTGGTCTTTTACCATACTCTTAAATAATTTTTTGTCCCAATTCTTATTCATTTTATTAAAAATTTTTTTACAATCATTGTAGTGCATTGGTACACCTCGTTTTAATTCATTCCATTTTTGCATTACTTCGTATAAATTTTTTACTCTTGGTGTTGCATTTCGTCTTTGCCAGTACAATTCTTTTTGATCTAACACATCACCAATATCACTTAACATATAATTAGCTGTTGCAAGAATTAACCATCTACCTTTTGTAAAATCTATGTCATGTAAACTTTGACAACGTTTTACAGATCCCTCTTTATTGGCAGGGTTATATTTTTTCTTTACCCTGTTACCAACTTTGTTAACAATTTTATTTGCAAGTTCAAAAGGTTTTTGTGGCACTCTGTATGATTGTTCTAGTATTTCTTTTTTACCTGTTAAATTTATAAATGTATTTACGTGTGCACCATTCCATTTGTAAATTCCTTGATCATCGTCTCCAGCTATAAAAGAATCTGTAGATGACTCCTCTATATTTTTAACTAATCTCCATTGTGTTAAACTTAAATCTTGTGCTTCGTCTACAAATGCAACTCTTAGTTTTGGACAGCTACCTTCTTTTAAAAATTTTTCTATCATGTCTGGAAAATCTATTAAGCCATGTTGTTCTTTATATCTTTCTAACTCCTCTACAATTATTTCTAATTTGTTTAGTGACATCTTTGAGTTGTTTGCAAGATGATAAAATTTTATGGGATTTATTTCTTTTGATCGTGCTATGTTTATTAATTGTATATATGGATTTTTTGAATAAAAAACACCATCATGATCCTCATCCTGTTGTGTGCCCTCTATCTCAATACCCATCTTCTCACCCAAATCTTTATAATGTTTTTCTTTCATAACTTGATCTTTACTCAAACCAAGTTGATTAAAACAAAAAGAATGTAATGTTTGAAAGTATGGTAAATCATCTAACATAGATAATTTAAATTTAATTGCAGCTCTTTCTTTTCCTTCCATTGCAGCATTTTTGCTAAACGTAAAGTATCCTATTTTATCTGAATCTGTTATTTCAAGAAATTTTTCTATCTCTGTTAACAATCTATTTGTTTTACCTGTGCCTGGTGGCCCATATATTATAGTTCTCATTAATAATTATCCTTTTTAAATTGTTTTGGTTTATATGTTTCTTCCCTCTTATCGAATCTAGCCACGACAAAAACAGAAATTTTATGCTTGCCAACACGTTTAGTCGTGCAGTTTAAATTGTCTTTTAACATTTGTGATGTTCTTTGATACGGCACTTTCCAATGTTTTCTTGATAAATAGTTGTGAAAAAAGTTGTCAAATACAAAATAATGGTAACCCTCTTTGGTGTATGTTCCACCATTTTTTAAATCTTCATAATCATCTTTCTGTATTCTATTTACACAATAATCTTCAAGATAGTTTCTTAATATGTCTTTTGTGCCTGTGCCCTCTGCAGGTTCAGTTATTTCTGCATTACTTAATAATATTGTAGTAATTTTTTTCCAATCAGCTGTCTTTTGTGTTGGTGGATTTATTCTTAATTGTTTAATACATTCTTCTTGAAATAATGTTTGATTTGCTAAATGTTTTGCAGAGTCTAAATATAATCTGTCACCATCTACATTCATATAATAATATGGCTCTTCTAAATTAACGACTTGTAAATCTGTAAGAGTAGGAAAAATTATTTCTTCACCAATACCAAACTTTCTTTTTTTACATAATTTTTTATCACACAAACTACACATTGGTTGATCACTACATTTATAACCCCAATCTTTTTTTTCATGTTGTTTTACAATTATATTTACTTCTGTATCTGATAAAGGTTGTGCCATTGCACTTTCATTAAATAAAGTAATTTTAGACTTCCAATTTTGAGGCCATTTAGATTTTGCATACACACCATAATGAAATAGTGCATTATTTCTACCACCCTCGCTTATCTTATTTTGTGCCATAAGTTCTATGCATGGTGGTCCATCAGAGTATGGTGTCTCTGGTCTTTTAATTTCTATTGTGCTAATGTCTTGTTGTTTATGTCTTTCTACTAGTTCAAAAAAACTTTCTAGTGTAGCAGCTTCGCCACTTTCGAGAAAGGCATATCTTGTTGTATTAGCGCAATTAAAATATGGCAAGTTAAGAAAATTTCCTGTATCATCTTTAGATTTTAATTCACGTTGTTTTGGAAAAACTTCTGATCCACCATAACCTAATACAGATCTAATCTCATTTAATTTATCTTGCATTAAACTTGCTGACACATAATCTTCTGTAAATAAAAATACATGTGCACCACCAGATTTTGATCTACAAACTACTAGTGGTAAATTAAATTGTTTAATTTTGTTTATAAGTTTTTGATGATCAAATCCTGCGTAGGAGTCAATATCTATACAACCCCATTTACACTTGTTGTCATCATTGATTGGTATTACACCTAAACTATCTGTGCCATCTAAATGTTTTTGCCATAAATCATTTGTTATAAATTCTCTTTTAACAAAAGATTTACCTTTTACTTTTGTTCCATTACCATTTGATTCGCCTACTATTGTGACACCATGAGCACGATCTAATCCTTCAAATATATTTTTAAACTTCTCAATCATATATTATAAGTGGGCGTTTCCACTCTCGCATCGACGCCCACCACCTAGGATTCTAGTAATTTGAATTAGACTTTGTGGTCTCTTCAGTTCCGTGTTTAGCTTGGATCTCACCCTTACCTACAGATTCTGCAAAAGCTTTGGCCGAGTCATAGATAGTTTTTTCTGTAACTGGTCCTACTTTTGACACATCCCAGCCAAACCATGTTCCTTTGTCGTTAGACATCTGGACGGTTGATAGCTTATAAATGTGGCTGTAAGTTGGCGGAGTAAACAATCCATTCTTACCCTGCATTTTGATACCCATCATCATTGCTC